ATGGAACAAGTAAAAGAAAAAATAACCGAAACAATTATTGAAAATATTTTAAAATTTGATAATATTATTTTCCAAAAGGAACTTATTTATAATAATTTATCGAATGAAGAAAAATTAGATAATAATAATTATTGTTTTATATTTTCAACAAGATCAAAAGAAGAAGTAAATTCTATTTATGAAAAAATACAAGAATTAGCATACAGCACTAATTTTGGTGGTAATCCATATGAAAATAATTCTTATATGAAATTTAAATATAATGGAATTAAATATCATATTAATTCACCGAAAAATAGTAATGGTGATAAAAATTGGAATTCTTATCATAAAGATTCAAAAACAATAATAACTATATATTATAACTAATATGAAAAAGATCTTAACAGTAATACTTTATTTATTTTCTATTACAATGTCAATAGGACAAGGAAAATTATTAATTGATGAAGAAAATCAAAATACTTTAACATTTCAAGGAATATATAATATAGATGATATTGAAGATATAAAAAAACATTCAATATTTGAAACAAATATAGTTAGTCCAAATAGAGTATCTGCATTGATGAGAAGAACCAAGATCAATAGTAAAGATTTTGGATATGAAACAAAAGCATTTATTTTTAATGGTAAATATTACTGGATAATATCAGATATATTATATGAATTTAAAGATGATAGAGTAAGAATAACAATGACTGGATTATCATATTATAATTCATTTCTTGGAGGAATTCCAACACTTTATTCAGCAAATGATTATTTCTTTAAACATAATATATTCACTAATATATATAAATTCAATGAACCACTTAGAGATGATTATATATCATTTGCTGGAATATTGGATAAAATGATTTTAAAAAAAGAAAATCTAATTATTGAATCAGAAGATTGGTAAAAAAATATTTGTTGTATTTTGATTGTTTAAACCTATGTCATAAGATGTAGGTTTTTTTTGTTTTGTGACAATTGATAAATCATTAATTAAATTAAACAATAATAATATGAAAAAGATATTAATGATAATACTTCTAATCACATCCTTCACAACCTTCACAGGTTGCAAGGTAGAACAGGAAATAGAAAAGGAATACAAATGTATTGATACAAATGATGGACATCTTGCAATGCTTAATAATGCTTATATCACATCATTCAAACAACCTGAAAGAACTATTGAAGGATATGAAATGTATTTCATTTCAAACTATTCACATTGTGTACCATTAGATTTGAATAGAGTTAGACAGATGTACAGAACTATTTATGAAAATGGAATAGAAGATAATTAATACAAATATTCAATAAAGAATAATTAACCTGTACTATTATAGTGCAGGTTTTTTTGTGTCTTATAAAATAATATATTATTACCTGCAATAATAATTAACCTGATTATCAAGTACATATATATTTTTTTAAAATTAATTGATAATAAATTAAAATAAACTAAAATGTATAGTATTTATATCAAAACAAAGATATGAATACAGAAATATATAACTACATCTTAACCACTTCAAAGAAGATTAAATGTAAACAAGACATAGAAGATGTTGCAAGCGAAGTAACATTAATACTATTGGAAAAGAAACTAATGGATAATGAATTAACAGAACCATTAAAGAATTATATCAAAGGAATCATTTGGAACTATTCAACCACATTATATAATCAATTCAGATTTGATACAGATTATATTGAAGATAATATTAATAGTCATTTTGAAATAGTATATGATGATTCAAATGATAGAATGAATGAAGATAACCACATAGAGTTATCACCTGTATATGTAAAGAGTATGAAGGTAATAAAGCAATATGTATTTGATAACTATTATATCAAAAGAAAAAGATTAACCAAATGGAGAGTATTTTATTTGAATCATCTTGGTTATGATTATAAATTTATAATGAAACGATTGAATATTAAGTATCAAACCTGTATTGAATACAAGTATCAAGCACAAAAAGAAATCAAAATTTTATTTGAAATATAAATTGATATCATATTAATTATGTTCAAGTGGTTATAGTATTTTTTTATTTTGTTAAATACCTGTTGGCCTTAAGAAAGTCAACAGGATTTTTTCAAAGTAAATTGATAAGTACATAATTACTTATATATAATGAAGACCATTTGAATTTATAATAGTTTTCTAAAATTTTAAGGGTAGGGGGTGTTCGATTTCGTAACACATTGTATATCAACCGCTTCTGGGAAGATGATCTTATACACACGCAAAATCCCTTAGTCCCTTTGTTATAACCACAATTATTATGGGAAGAAATAGATTAAGTGATGAAATAAAGAAGCAAAGAGGGACATTAGAAAAGTCACGAATCAATAAGAATCAACCACTTATACCCAAAATATTTGATCTTCAATCAATAAAAATTCCAACACATCTTAATAAGTATTCAAAGGTATTTTTTAAAAAATATGCAGAATTATTGATTGAAAATAATGTAATAACCATATCAGATTTAGAAAGTTTGGAAGTATTATCAAGTGAATATGGAAAATACATTGAAGCACAACACGAAATTAAAAAAAGTGGATTAATACAAGATATAACCAATACTAAAGGATTTACCTATAGTGTTCAATCACCTTGGATACAAATAGCTAACAATGCACATAAGAACTATATAACAATGCTTGCAAAGTTTGGCTTAAGTCCTTCTGACAGATCCAAAATAGTAACAATAAAACCAAAAGATTCTGTTGATCCACTTAGTGAATTTTTTAATGATAATTAAATGAGTCAATTAATTAGTGGACAAAACACAATAGACTTCACCAAAATAGATCATAAGAAATATTATTTTGACTCTTATACAGCAGATAGAGCCGTTAGATTCATTGAAACCTTTTGCAGTCACGTAAAAGGAGCAATGGCATTAAAGCCATATATCTTACAAGATTGGGAAAAAGAAATTGTATCTGCTTTATTCGGTTGGAAGCATAGGAAAACAGGATTAAGAAAATTTAGAGAATCATTTATATTTCTTCCAAGAAAGAATTCCAAAACAACATTAAGTGCTGCTATAAGTGTTTATATGCTTATGGCATCTGGTGAAAAAGGTGCTGAAGCTTATTTTTGTGCTTCAAGTAGGCAACAAGCTTCAATTAGTTTTGAAATTTTTAAGTCAATGATACGCCAAAATAAGCACTTAAACAGTCATTTGGACCTATTTAGATCTTCAATTGAATTCAAACAAACCAACTCCTATTTTAAAGTTGTATCAAGTGAAGCTGGTGGATTGCACGGAGCAAATTTAAGTTTTGCATTATTAGATGAATTGCATTCAATGCCAAATGCAGAACTATATGATGTAGTAAAAACTTCTATGGGTGCTAGGTTAGAACCACTTTTAATAAGTATTACAACAGCAGGATCTAATAAAAACCATATATGTCACGATCTTTATGAGTATTCAAAAAAAGTTATACAAGGTATTATTAAAGATGATACTTTTTTACCAATAATTTTTGAAGGTATAGAATACAAAACTGATGAAGAACTTTTTTCAATAAAGAATATTGAAAGAGCTAATCCATCATATGGTAAAAGTATTCAAGAAGATTTTATTAAAGAATTAATTGCAAAGGCAAAATCAATGCCTTCATTTTATAACACTTTCAAACAACTACATTTAAATATATGGGTAGATAGTGCAGAAAGTTGGGTATCCAATAATGATTGGATGGCTAATAATGTTGATTATGATGAAAATGATATGTTGGGTGAAGATTGTTGGGCAGGTCTTGATTTGGCAAATAATAGAGATTTAAATGCTTTTGTGTTGGCATTTCCACAACCAAACGGAACAATAAGAACTTTAAACTATACTTTCTTACCTCAAGAAGCTGCTGAAAGAAAAGATAATATAAGTGCTGGTAAAGCATTCCTTGGATGGGCTAAAGATCCTAACAACAATTTATACTTAACTGATAACAGGTCAAGAGATGACGATTTTATTTATAATAAGATTGAAGAATTAAGCAAGAAATTTAAGATTAATAATATTGCTTATGATCCTTGGGGTGCGGATCAACTTACAACAAAACTTGAATTGAATTTAGGATTGAAATTTACTGAATTTAGACAAGGATATATTACAATGTCACCTGCAATTAAAAAGGTTGAATCTCTTATAATGGAAAATAAATTGATTCATAATTCCAATCCATTATTAAGATGGTGTATATCAAATGTTAAAATTGTAAAAGATGATGCAGGTAATGTTAAAATGTCAAAGGAAAGAAGTAAAGAAAAAATAGATGCTGCTGTTGCGCTTGTTATGGCTGTTGGACAATATCATAGAGATGTTACAACAGAAATAAAAGATGAATTTGATAAAATCAGTCCTTACGATTCAAAAGGTTTTTTCTTTCTTTAATTATTGATAAGTATATAATTATATTATATATCAGTAAGGAAAAGATGCAAATAATAAACAACAAGTTAATTTTTAATATTAAAAGAAGTGAATCAATTGATACAATTATTTCTTTGGGTACTGTAGGTGAATTTAAAATATCAGATTTTGATGTAATTAAAAGTGATGTTAAAGCTTTAAATAATATTGATGGTAATATAATTTATTCACCTGTACTAATTCTTAATGGTGAAGAACTTTCTTTTTCAATTCCTTCAAGTATAACAGAAAAATTACCCAACAAATCATATTTTGATATTAAGGGTAATATTGGTGATACCACTATAATTTTATTAGAAGGTGAAATTAATATTTCAAATAACGTAACAAAAGTATGGATTTAAATATAATTAATAATCAAGTTATTAATGAATTAAAAATTATTGATAATAAAGTTCAAATTACTTTAAATGTTGAATCTGATGCTGCTTCAAGAACAATAATTGCAAAAAATAGAGCAATTCAAGCTGAATTATTAGCTATATCTAAAGCTTCTGAAGCATCTACCAGTGCTGTTAATGCATCTGTAAGTGAAGTTGCTGCAAAGGAATCTGAATTAATAGCTGTAACAAAAGCAAATGAAGCAAATACCAGTGAAATTAATTCTAAAGCATCTGAATTAATAGCTGTTGAAAAAGCATCTGAAGCATCTACAAGTGCAATTGAGGCAAAAGCAAGTGAACTTATAGCTGTAACAAAAGGATCTGAATCTGTTGCCAGTGCAATTGAAGCAAAATCAAGTGAAACAATTTCAGTTGCTAAAGCTGCTGAATCTGTTTTAAGTGCTTCTAATGCGTCTGTAAGCGAAGTAAATTCAAAAGCAAGTGAAACTTTAGCTGTATCAAAAGCAAGCGAAGCAACAGCAAGTGCAGTAGCTGCAAATGAATCTAAAATTCAAACTGATTTAACATTTTCCAATACCCAATCCTTACTTGGAAATTTTTTTAACCCTGAAATATATGCACTCAATGTTAGGGGTATGTTGGAGAGTGCAAATTTTGAAATTAAATTAAGGCACGTACAACAAGAGATTGATACACTTGATTATAATCCAGATTTGTTAATGATTCCATCTGCCAGAAAAGATGGTAAACTTTATAGTGTTCTTCCTGCTGATGGTACAGGTGATTTCACAGTATCCCGTAACGGCACTAAAACAGTTATGGGTAAAAATGGATTATTGGTGACAGTTCCTGCAAATACACCTGCATTAGAGTTTAATCCAGATGGGACGTTTAAAGGGGTGTTGGTTGAACCTGCAAGTACTAATTTATTTATAATAAATGAAGATTTTAATAATGGATATTGGTTTAAATCAAACTCATCTATACAGCATATTTTAAAACAATCCCCTTTCGGATCAACTTTTTTAGTTTCTAAGCTTATACCAAATGAAGGAGTTACAAGCGCAAGGGTGTTTAAATCAATGCCTTTAATAGCAAATACAGATTATAATTTTTCTGTTTTTGTTAAAAGGGCAGGTTATGATACTGTATCAATTTGGTTCAATGGTTCATCTGCACAATTGGATATTGGATTTAAAGGATCTACATACATTGCAGATTTAACAACAGGGGAAACTAATGATGCAAATCTTAAAATAGTACCATTTAATAATAATTGGTATAGAATATCAATCACGATTAAGGTGCTAGCATCTTTTAATTGTCAATGTGTATTTTCAGCTAATCTTAAAAATAGTACAAGTGTAAACAATGTTTTGGGTGATGGTGTATCAGGTATATATATATGGGGTGCACAACTTGAAATAGGCTCGGTTGCTACTTCTTACATACCTACAACCACTGCAACAGTAACAAGACCTGCTGATATTATAACAAAAAATAATGTGCTAGAATTAATTTCAAAGACCGAAGGAAGTTTTTATTTAGAAACTTATATGAAACTTTATAATAACTTAATATCAGGAACAATTTTATATGTTGGTGATGGTTCAGTAAATAATAGAATAATTTTATTGAGGGCAACAACTGGAGTTAAAGATATAGTGTTAATTGCTACTGGGCCAACTGGCATTACTGTTATAAGGAATAATATTAATGTATCTGAAGGTAAATATAAATTTTGTGTTGTATATAATAATCAATTAATTAAATTATTTATTAATGGAATTAAGATTAGTGAGAGTCTTTCAAGAGGTTCATTTATTGGAAATAATATTATTAAATTGGGAAGTAGAGAAAATGATACAGAAGGTTTAAACGATCACATCAAAACATTTGCTATATCTAAGCAGGCCTTAACAGACGCACAAGCGATAACATTAACAACCTTATAATTATGGAACAACAGAACGATTATAAATTTAGAACAACAAGTAAAGAAGATTTTATATCAGATATGGGTAAACTAGGTTTTCCAATTGATATAGTAAGTCAAGAAGCAATAGAGGCTGGTTATTATCAATCTCCTGTATTTTGTGTTATATGGTTGGGTAAATTAGCCAATCCTTATGAAATAGATATAGAAGGAAATCTAACAGAAGAAATAACATATATAGATGGTTATTTTGTAGATATAAGGATTATTAATCCACTTCCAGAAGGTTTTGAAGCAATCTTTACTAATACAGTTATAGATAACAGGTATCCACATAAATTCAGTTAAAATGAAAGGTTTTATTCTATTTATAATAGCAATTATTTTATTTATTCCATTAACAATTTGGAATATAATAGAAGTTGGTATTAAATATAAAAGCTGGAAAAGTATTGACGGATATTTTTTTAATACTGCATATGATATAGATAGATTTGGAAATCATAATTTTAGAACCTTATTAAATAAATATTTGATTAAATCAAATGGTTATCAATTTGGTGATTTCAGAGAAACAATAAGTAGTGTATTAGGAAAAAACTTAAGAGATAATACACTAACAAAAGCAGGAATATATTTAGTAAAGATATTAGATTATATTGATGAAAATCATTGTGAAAAAAGTATAATAGAATTAACATAATGAAGTATATTTTTTTAATATTTTTTTTCTTTACCAGTTGTATCACATTACACAAAAAACATCTTGCAGTCAATAGATATTTTATTATTAATTCAATTGATGGAAATTATGTTAATGTATATAGTCCTTCAACAAAAGAAGCATTAAACCATATGAATTTTACAATCTATTTTCCAAGTGATGTATCTGTTGGAGATACTTTAATAGTGATAAATTCCAACAAATTAATAAAGAAGTAAAAATTTTTAAATATGAAATTGACAGATAATTTTTTTGTAAGTGAAGTAACTTGTAAATGTGGTTGTGTTTTACCAGATGATATTAAAGCAAATTTAAAAAAGGTTGCAAAAAATCTTGAAGTTATTAGAGCTGAAATTGGTAACAAAGTATTAAATATCAATAGTGGATACAGATGCTTAAAACATAATACTAAAGTAGGTGGTGCAAAAGCAAGTAAACATATGCAAGGTATTGCAACTGATATAAGATGTAAGACTATAACTCCAATTGAATTAGCCAAAATAATTGAAAGATTAATGGATGCAGGTAAAATATCTAAAGGTGGTATTGGAGTTTATAAGACTTTTGTGCATTATGATATTCGAGGATATAAAGTAAAATTCTAATGATAACTATAAATTGATTTAATTATAATTATTAATATAAATAATTTTTTATGTTATTCGGTTATAATTCCTTCAATGATTTAATTCAATCCACTTTCAAGAATGTAGATACAAATCTTGTTATTAAATTTCTTATTCCAATTATAATTTTTATTGATATTATTTTTCAATTTTTATTTCAATCAACAAATGGTATCTATTTTTTAATGAGTTTATATATAATTGATTTTTTTACTGGTGTTGCAAAAAGTATTATGTATTCAAGACAAGTAAATTTATTGGTTAAAGAAAATAAACAAGTACCAGAGGAAATAAAGAATAAAGTATTAGTATCAAAGAAATTTCCTAGATTTTTAATGACAATGTTATTTGCATTAACATTACTATCTATTTTAAAATTTGCTGGTGTATACGTAATTGTATTTAGTCCTTTATATAGTATTTTTTATGCAGTTTTTTTAGGCCAACAAATAATTTCAATTGTTGAAAATGGTGGAGAAATGAAATTAATACCTTTTGATGTTGTAAAGAAACTAAAACAAAAAATTAACATCCTGAAAAATTGATTATAATATAATTATAGTCATATGAATAAAGGAAATAAATTTGAATTTTTAAAAGATACATCTGTAAGATATTTCAATATTGAAAATGATGTACCTGTTAATAATAATATTACAGAAGATAGAACATATCCAACAAATTTTTTAAGTCCTTCAATACTTTCATTAAATGATTTTACCGCTAATGGTACAGTTGTAAATGAAAAGACTGCATTAACTATTGCATCTTTCTACCAAGGTATAAATATTATTGCTAATACAATTTCAACACTTCCAATGAAAGTACATAGGGGAAAAGAAGTTGACAAAAATAATATTATTTATTATCTATTAAAGGAAAAACCAAATAAATACCAAACTGCTTTTGAATGGATTAATACAATGTTATTAATTATGATAACAAAAGGAAATAGTTTTTCTTTTATCAAAAGAGATAATTCTGGTGATATATATGAATTGAATATTATTAATTATACATATGTTGAAGCTGTTATTTTTGATGACGTATTATTTTTCAAATTTGATGGTGATAAAGATTTAGTATATAGAAATGATGAAGTAATTCATTTTAAGAATATTGGTACAGGTTATTTAGGTATAAATCCAATACTTAATTTTAAGAAGAATTTAGAAGTTAATTTGAATACTGTTGAATATACCAATAAAATATATAATGGTGAAGCTAGTAGTTTAAGAGGTACTATCACTTATGATAAAGCACTTAATGATAAACAAAGAGAAGTATTAAGAGGGGAATTATCAACCAATTTTTCAGGTCCAAACGGCAAAAGAATTTTATTCTTGGAAGATGGGATGAAATTAGATGCAACCAAATTAGATCCTGCTTCAACCAAATTTTTGGAATCAAGACTTTTTGAAAAATCTGAAATTGCATCTATGTTGAATTTACCATTGTTTCTTTTAAATGGTGATAGTGGTACAAATCAAAATATTGAATTCAATAACATAAGATTCTACCAGACTACATTATTACCTATCATATCCAAAATAGAACAAGAATTAAAAACAAAATTATTTTCAAAGCAAGAAATTGTTTTTGATGATTTACATATCAAAATAAATGTTAATTCTTTATTAAGAGGAGACACAAAAGCAAGAGCAGATTTTTATAAGCAATTATTTTATCTATCTGCAATCAGTCCTGAAGAAATAAGAGATTTAGAAGATATGCCAAATGAAATTAAAGGAAAAACATTTGTACAAGCTAATTTAATTCCTTCTGATTTGGTAAATGATTTTTGGGACTCTAAAGCAAAATTAGATATTAGTAAAGCAAATGATTTAAATAATACAGAAAATGAAGAATGAAATAAGAACATCTAATGATATAGAATTTAGAGCAATAGATGATAATGGAAAGAAATATATTCAAGGGTACGCATTGAAATTTAATACACTTTCAAAAGATCTTGGAGGATTTTATGAAACTATTGAATCTAATGCTTTAAATGATAATACTGATTTATCAGATGTGGTAGCACTTTATAATCATTCACCAATGTATCTTTTAGCTAGAAAAAATAGTGAAGTAGATACACTTGAAATTGAAGTTGATGAAATTGGATTAAGATATAAATTTGAAGTTGATATGGAAATTTCATATTGTAAAGACCTATTTAGACATATCACAAAAGGTAATATATCCAAATCTTCATTTGCTTTTAGGATTTCAGAAAATGGTGATAGCTGGAAGAAAGTTGATGATAAATATATCAGAACCATAACAAGTTTTAAAGGTATTTATGATGTAAGTCCAGTGGTTAATCCAGCCTATGAAGATACATCTGTTAGAAATTTTGAAGACAAAATTAAAGAGCTGGATATGATTAATGATAAGAATATTGAAATAGATCCAATTGAAAAGAAATCATTCAATAATTTAAATGAAAATACTCTAAAATTTATTGAGTTATTCAAATAAAAAATTGATAGATATATAATTAATAATATAAATTAAAATAGAATAAAATTTTATAAATAAATAGATGAAAAAATCATTAGAATTAAAAAGAAAATTGGCAGTAATTGAAACTGAAATGAGAACCATTTTAGATGCTGGCAAAGTAGAAAATAGAGATTTGAATGCAGATGAGCAATTATCTTTCAATACAAAATTTGAAGAAGTTGAAGCAATGAAAAGATCAATTGTTGATGCTGAAAAAGTTGAATCATTTGAAGCAAGACAAGCTGGAATATCTGCACCTGTTATAGGTAATAGAAGTTCTGAAAAATATTCAATCCTAGGACATATTCAAGCAGTTAGATCTGGTAAATTGGATGGTATCTATGGTGAAGCACAAGCACAAGGAGAATTGGAATTGAAAAATTCTGGTGTAAATGTTAATCCAAGTGCAGTATATATTCCTACAAATTATGAAAGAGATTTTTCTGTAACTGGTGATGCTGGTGCTAAAGGTGGAAATCTTGTATCAACTGATAAAGGTCCAATTATCGAATCTCTTTTTGAAGGTTCTTTACTTGATAAATTGGGTGTTCAAAAAATGCTTGGTTTGACTTCTAATTTGGATCTTCCTAAAGGTGGTGCAGTTGTATCTACTTGGAGAACTGAAAATCAAGCAGTTGTTAAATCTGATCATTCAATTGGACAAATCGAATTGAGACCAAACAGATTAGCTACTAGAATGAGTGTATCTAACCAGTTGATGACTCAATCAAGTTCTTCTGTTGATGCTTATTTGAGAAAAGAAATTATGAAATCTATCCAGAAGTCATTGGATGAAAAGTATTTAGAAAATCTTTTTGCTGCTTCTGATGCAAAACAGATTGTTATGGGTACTAATGGTGCTGCTTTGACATATGCCAAATTGCAAGAATTTATTGAAGCTGTTGGAAAATCTGAAGCTGACGTTGAAGCAAGTATGTTTTTGATCAATTATGACTTGTATTCTGCTTTGAAAGCACTTCCAAAAGTTGCAGGTTCTGACAGATTTGTTTTAGAAAATGGTTTGATTGATGGGTTTAAATACATTGCTTCAAACAGGGTAAAAGCTGATTTTGTTAAAGGTACTGGTACTGGTTTATCTGGAATGGTATTTGGAGATCATACAACCGCTATTTGTGCTGGATGGGGTGGAATTGAAATCATTGTAGATAATTTCAGTGAAGCTGCTAATGGTGCTTTGGTATTGAATGTTGGATCTTATTGGGATTTGAAAGATAAATATTTTGAAGGAAAATCTTTGGCAAAAGATATAATAGCTTAATTTTTTATAATATTAATAATATAAGAAGGGTATCCAATCGGATACCCTTTTTTTATTGATAGCATTGTAATTATTAATATAACAAAATAATCAAATATGGAAAGTAATAAAGCATTAGAATTAATTTTAGAAGCACTTGAAAAAGCAGTAACACATAAAGTATATACAAAACTTGAATTGAACTCAATTGAAGAATGTTTAAGTGCATTACATAAATTAGTAGAAAAAGATAATACAAAAGAAGATGGAAAAGATTTATAAGTATTATTGTTTTATTAAAAAATATCTTTTTGAGATATTAAAATATATTGGAATTGTTGACAGTATCATAGATAAAATAAAGGATAAAAAGAAAGATAAGAATAGTTAAATCACATCCAAATTCAGGTTATTTCAATAATACTGTATTAGAAGTGGATGAAATAGAATATGAATCTATTATAAAATATAATGATGTTATTGATGTTGAAGAAACTCCAATAGTTACTCCAACTCCAAAATTAAAAAGGTCAAAAAAAGTTAAATAAAATGCTTGCAAAACTTGTAAAGAAATCAACTGAAACTATTATTAATTTAAATGAAGCTAAAGAGCATTTAAAAATTCTTTCAAGTCACGAAGATTTATATATAAATGGATTATTGGATGTTGTAACAGCTTCAATTGAAAGTGATTTAGATAAAGACCTTGTTGATACACATTATATATTTCAAATATTTGATAAGATTAATATTAATGAAGAATTACATTTTCCAAATACACCAATATATAAAGTTGAAGAAGTTAAAGTATATGAAGGAACAAATATAATTTCTAATACTGCTTATTCTTATAGCAATTCAGATGAATATATTAAGTTTGATTTGCTACCAGAAAATTATTCAAGAATTGATATTAAATACAAGAAAGGTTTTGAATCTTCAATTGATCTTCCAACACCGATAAAACAAGCTGCAAAAATTATGTTAACTGATTTGTATTTATATAGAGGTACTATCATTATTGGTAAATCTGTTATAACGCTGGATAAGACAGTACAAAGGTTATTACAACCATATAAAAATATAAGTTTCTTTTAATATGATAGATCTAAATAATTTTCGTTATATAATTTCAATCTTTAATATTCTTAAAGAAAAGAATTCAGTTGGACAAGAAAAAGAGGTTTTAAATCATTATAGTGATTTTTATTGTGCCAAATATGATTGGAGCAATAAAGAACAATATGAAGGAAAAAATTTGATTGAATCTAATATCAAAGTATTCAGAATTTATTATGATGAAAATATCAATACTTCATATGTATTAAAATTTGAAGATAAATTTTATGACATCAAAGGAGTTAAGGAAATTGGATATAAAGATGGCATTGAAATTACTGCACAATATAAGTCAAATAAATAATGTCATCAAATAAGATAAATATATCTATTGATACCAAAAAGCTGTTAGAAGCACTTAGAAAAATGCCTGACAAAATCCAGGATAAAGTGATTAGAGCAGGTGTTAGAAAAGGTGCCAATAGCATTAAAAGAGAGGCAAAAACTAATGCACCTGTTGACAGTGGATTAATGAAGAATAGCATTAAAGTTAAACCCGCTAGGAGATCATCTAAGGCAGGTAAATTTGTAATGATAGTAAATGTTGCTTCTAATGCACATCATTTGGTAGAACTTGGTACAGAAGATAGGGAAGGAAAGAATGGAAAGAAATTGAAGTTTCAAAGTGCTAATGGAAATACAATATATATAAAAAAAGTTGCTGGTATTAAAGCTAATCCATTTTTGGGTAAAGCTTATGAAAGTAAAAAAGATGAAATTATAAGTGAATTCAATAAAGAATTACAAAAGCAAATAAATAAATTTAGCAATTGATATGTCAGTAGAAGAAATTATATATACAGTACTAATTGAAAATCTTGAATTAAAAGATATATTCAATGGAAATATATTACCATTAACATCAAAGAAAAATATTCTTCCTTGTATGTTGTATCAAGTATATCAAGTTGAAACCAATGCAACAAAAACTTCCAAAAGTCTTAAAGATGATTATATTTTGAAGCTTCATATTTTTTCAGAAGATTATAAATTAATGATAGATTCTGTAAATATTATTAAAGAACTATTGGACTTTAAAGAATTAACTGATAGTGAAGATAATATTATTATTGATCTGATTAGATTTCAATCCTATACAGATGAATATGAAGAACTTCCAGAATTGTATAATAGAACATTGCAATTCCAATTTCATCAAATAAGAAATTGATAAGTACTTAATTACTTATATAAATTAAAATTGATTTTAAATTTTCGAAAAAATGAATAATATAGATGGTAATAAAATATTAATAAAATTAAATCCAGATAGCGAAGCAGGTGATACAACTATTGTATTAGCTGGTCAAACTGGGGCTAGTATTGAGATTAATAAGGAAATGATAGAATATACCAGTAAGACTACCACTGTAGGTGGTATTCCTGTTAGAAAGTATTTGCCTACAAGAAGTACAAGTACTATATCAGTTGAATCTTTATATGATCCAACTGGTGATTTAACACAAGATGAAATATTGGAAATGTGTTACAATGGTGTATATGTTAGATTTACTTTAGGTCATACTGGTGCAGGTTCAAAAAATGTAAGTGGAAAAGGTTATATATCCAGTGCTTCAAATGATTTTGGAATGGATTCAACATCTACAGGTTCTTTTACTATTCAAGTTGATGGTGGATTAACTTTTGCTGTTACTCCATAATTAATATTTTAAATAAGATGTTACACAAGGGTATCCAATCGGATACCCTTTTTTTATTGATATGTATTTAATTAAAGGTAACAAAATATAAAAAAAATGATAGAATATTTTAAAGTAAATGAATTATCAATACCAGTTAGGCTTAACAGAAAAGCTATAATATTATTTGAAAAGAAATATAATAAAGGTCTTTCTTCACTTCAAGACATTGGTACAGAAGAATTATCTATGTTGCTTTTTCTTGGTGTATGTGAAGGACATAAATTTTTGGATATCCAAAATGAATATGCAAAGTTTGAAGATTTTGAAACTATGTTGGATGAAATGGATATTTCAGAATTTTATGAAGTAGCTGGAAAAGTTATTGGAAGTTTTTTTTCAAAGAAGAAGAAATAAAATCTAATACAATTTCTTCTTCAACTGAAAATAGTATTAATGACTCCGATAAAAGTTTAGAAATAGCTTTTGAGGCTGGATTGGGGTTAATGGATTATTATTCATTGACTCCAATTGAATTTAAAAGCTTTTTGTCTGGATATAATAAACGAATACAAAATGATTATGAAGTTGCAAGACTGATTGGATACTTATCACTTAAACCACATTTGAATAAGTCAAGCCAAAAGAAAAATATTAATGAAGTTATTCCATTTGGTTGGGATGATAACAAAGTAAAGAGTAAAGAAATTAAAAAATTGAGTCTTGAAGAATTTGAAGATCTCAAATTGAAGTGGAATTTTTAGATATATAATAAATGAGTAACACAGGAAAAATCAATATTCTCGTAGGTGGGTCAGCCGATCAATTTTTTTCCGTTATCGGAGGTGTTCAAAAGAAACTTAATTCATTTACTAAAAATCTTGATGAAATTTCAAAAAATATTAGTACAAAAGTCAGTCTACCATTAGCATTATTGGGTGGTGTAGCTCTTAATAGTTTTTCAATAGTTGATAAAGGATTAAGGGAAGTAAATAGTTTAATGGGATTGACTGGTACTGAAGCTGAAAAATCATTTGATGCTTTTGCAGCAGGAGCCAAAGAGGTATCAAAGGAAATAGGTTTACTTCAATCAGATGTGGTGCCAGCTCTTTATGACTCTATTTCAGCAGGTGTACCAACAGATAATGTTTTTGAGTTCCTTAAAGTAGCTGGTAAAGCTTCTATTGGTGGTGTTACTTCTATTAAATCTGCTGTTGATGGTTTAACCACTACAATTAATGCTTTTGGACTTGAATTTTCTGGTGCAAATGAAGTAGCAGATAGTATGTTTGCAGCAGTTCAAGGTGGAAAGACCACATTTGAAGAATTAAGTAAATCACTCTTTAATGTTGCACCAGCAGCAGCAGCAAGTAAAATATCATTCAAAGAAATCAATGCAGGAATTGCAACTCTAACTGCATCTGGTGTACCAACTTCTGTTGCAACCACTCAAATTAGAGCAGGTATTACAGGTCTTCAGAGGCCATCTAAAGAACTTGATAAAATATTCCAAAAGCTAGGTTATTCTAATGCACAAATGGCTTTAGAAGCCAAAGGATTAGGTTTTGCACTTGATGCGGTTAGAACTGCATCCAATGGTAATAATGGACAACTACAGCTCTTATTGGGATCTGTTGAAGCAGTTGCAGCAGCAAATATTATTGCAGGTACAGGTGCAGGTAAATTTGCAGATGAAATGGACCGTCAAACCAATTCAGCAGGTGCAGCAGCAAGGGCAGCAGATGAAGTAAATAAATCATTTTCCAGACAGATGGAAATGACTAAAGTATTTTTGAATAATATATTGTTAACAATCGGTGAACAATTGGCACCAATAGTTGCAAGTTTCAACAAAGTATTACAATCTGTTTTATTGAGTTTTGATAATATTAATCCAAGTGTTTTAAAATTTGCAACTGTTATAGGTGTTGTATTGGCTGTTGTTCCACCTTTAATAGTTGGATTTGGTCAGTTATTAAAAATAGTATCAAGTAGTATTGCAGCATTTAAAGTGCTTATTCCAATTCTATCTGGTATTAGTTTACCAGTACTTGCTATGGCAGCAGCAGTTGCAGGTGCAGTTGCTCTTATCATTTACTATTGGGATGACATAAAAAAATATTTCACATCTGGTAATGGTACAGCTTTTATTTCTGCACTTGGTGAATTATGGGATACAATATTATCAAAAATTTCAACAGTTGTAAAATTATTTACTGATTCATCAAAAGAACTTTGGACTAAATACGGAAAAGGTATAAGTGATATAGTTGGGAGTTTGGTTAATATTATTTCTACTTCATTCAATAATATTTTAAATATTGTAACTGTTGCAATTAAAGGTATAACAGCTTATATAGATATTTTTGCCAAAGTAATTAAAGGTGATTTTAAAGGTGCCTTTACTATTCTTAAAAATTATGTGATAGATGTATTCAAAACAATTACATCTTCCATTTTAAATAGCTTTAAAGCTATATTGGGTGTTGCAGGTACTGTTGCAGAAAAATTAGGATTTGATACTATATCAACTGGTATTAACAATGCAATTAATTCTTTAGATAAATTCAATAAGAAATTAGAAACAACCAAAAGTAATTCAAGTAATACAGATGATAATAATATAGTAGAAAGTATTTTACCTGCTAATAATTCAAGAACACCAAAAGTAAGTACAAGTAATATTGCAGGAACAATCAAAAAAATGATTGAACCTTTGAAAATGTTTAGAGAAGAATTTGATTTAACTACTTCTTTTGCAGGGGAAAAAATCAATGAAATGGGAAAAAAATTGGTTGAAGCTTCTGTTAAATCTCACGAAACTGTTAAAAGTATTGGTTGGAGTTTTGAAGAATATATGGAATATTTTTATGAATTTCAAAATGGAACCTTTGTTGCTTTATCTGGTGTAATGGTGTTGGGTGATGCAATGACAAATATGTTTACTGACCTTCTTACAACTGGTAAAGCAAGCTTTAAAGGAATCCTTCAAAGTATTGGACAATTCATTGCAAAGATGATTGCAGCAGTTGCAGTAGCTTTTATTCTTTCAACTCTTATAGGTGGTATTTTTGGTGGTACATCTGCTATTGCTGGTACAATGAATTTTGCAGATTTAGCAAAACAATTTTCTGGTGGAATGTTAAATTTTAAAGGAAAAGCTGAAGGTGGATCTGTTAATATGGGTGGTGCATATATGGTTGGTGAAAGAGGAAGGGAAATGTTTGTTCCTTCTGAAAATGGTCAAATAATTAAACATAGTGATTTGAATAATATAGGTAAATCAAATAATATTACTTTGGATGGTCAATTTAAAATATTAGGAAATGATTTAGTATATCTTGTAAATAAAGAAAATAACAAAAGGAAATAATTTTAAAAATAAACATATTAATAAAAATGGGTATTCTTTATGGAATACCTTTTTTATTGATGGTAATCTAATTATTATATATATGGGAGTAAAGCACAGGATAGATTGGCAGGATGAAAAATCAAATAATTATAGATTTGATATTGTATTTGTTGATTATTCAAGTACTATTAAAGAAGATTATAAATTGATTGATTCTACTTTAAAATATGATAACAGAGATAAATTCAAATTTACTCCAATTATTCCAAGTGAATTTAATATAACATTAATTTTTGAAGACAGTAATTTATTTACTGAATTCATCAATATTGAAGATGATAAAGTATTTGGTAATTTATACAAGAATAATATATTGATTTGGAAAGGTGCTTTTATCAACGAAAATACAGCACAACCTTTTACTAATAATAAATATTTTCAAATCAATTTAAGATTTATTGATAATATTAATAAGTTGAAAGTTATTCAATATGACAATCTAATTTTAAATAGAAACCTCGATCAACAAATAACATTAATGGAATTGATTGTTAAAATTCTTAATAATGTAATTGAAGCAGAAATTGATATTTCAAATGAAATATATTATTCAAATCAGAATTATAAAAATATTAGATCATCATTTCAATATTTCTATATCAATTATGAAAATTATTTAGGTGTTAATTGTTATGAAGTACTTGAAGATATTTTATTGTCATTTGGATTAAGTATTAAATTCAAAAATGGTAGATGGAATATAAGTAATTTCATTGAGTCAGGACAAGAAGTTTTTTATAGATATTCTTATAATGGTGCATTTTTACAAAAAATAGTAAATAATCAATTAAATACAATTGATAATACAAGTAATTATTTTGAAGATGGAAGCATAAATATTGAATATGAAAGAGCTTATAATTCAATAACAATCAATTCTGATATTAATAAAAATACTCAAATAGTTAGGGGTGGTGATTTCTTGAATGATGCTATTTGGACAAGTGCAACTAATCCAACATTCTTTACTCCTACCAATGTTAATATCTCTAAGGATAATGGATTGAAAATGAATAGTCCAAGCATTACAGATATTTTTATTTTACCAAGACCAGAACCAATTGCACAAGCTAAAGCAAGTTATATTAGATCTATTGCAATACCAGTAATGACTTTACCATTAAATTTAAATGATGGTTTAGCTTTTAATAAGTTTATTGATTTAAAAATTAATCTTCAACAGGTGCCAATTTATACAGAACCAAATAAAGATGTTGCAGGTTGGGATGAAAATTTTTATATAGAAAGTAAAAAACAGCAGCTTGAATTATTTGCATCTGATAGATTTGGACAAACTTATTTGGGTGCAAAATATGAAGATAGTACTGGTGTATATCATTTAGATTTCAATGCAAGTAATATTGTTAATGGTGATGATAGAAGATCTACTTGGATACAAGATAATACTTTAAGATTTGGTGATTTCCAAAATATTAATTCAAGTTTTGTTAGAAAAGAAATAAGTACCAATAGAGATGTATATGAATCAACTTCTATCAATGGACCTGAATTATTTACTAGTGAAGGTGCAGAAATAACACAAAGGATTTATTTGTATAAAGATGTACTTGGAAAAACTCAAAATCTATTAACTTCAAATGGTACCATTACATTTTATTTTAGCCAATGTTATCACTATAGATTTGTAAGTAAATTGGGATATGGTATTCCTGAAATGTACAAATTAACATTTACTGGTATAGTTAATAATTTTAGAAGTATTGATATTGTTAATAGTGATGATATTGAACAAGTAAGTTATGTTGGGACAATTAATAAGAAATTCAATACACAATTAGATGATATTAATATCCAAATAGATAGTTTTAATGGAAAAAGATCTTCTGGTACATTACTAATATCTAATACTTCAAATTCAAATATTGTTATTGGTGATGTTATTCAATATAAAAATAATTCATTTACTTCTGGGTTATCTGGAATTTTATTGAATATGTTTTTTTTAAATTACAGTCAAAATAGTCAAATAGTAAGTGGAAATGTATTTGGAAATATTGATGTAAATATATTTGATAGAATAAGCTGGAACAATAAAATATATTGTGTTACATCTGTTAACAAAGATTTAATTAACTCAATAACTGAAATAGAAATGAAAGAAATATTTAATTGATATATGAATTTAATAGATATAAACATTCAAAAGTTTTTTAAAAATAAAGAACAAAAAACATTAACAACTTCAAATTCTAACAATTCAGGAATTATATTGAGTCAACTTGAAAATAAAGTAGATAGATGGGAAGATTGGGATGGTGATTTAAAAGTACTTGGAAAAACTTATTCAGATAATTTTTTATTTTCAACTGATGAAGATATTGATGGTGAATCTGGTACAGGTGGTACTGGTGGTGGAAGTATAACAGGTTTATCTTTCACTGGTAGAACATTAACATTAAGTCAAACATCATTAGCTAACCTTACTGCAACTTTTAATTTAATTGAAAATGATATTCCAAGTCTAAGTATCTCAAAAATTAATGGACTTCAAAATGCTTTAGAAAGTTCTTCTTATGTGCATCCTGCAAAGTTATGGACTAACAAAGCAGAATTAACTGGTGCTTCAGTTATATCTAATATAATTGTAGATGCACTTGGTCATCCAACAGATTGGGAAACAAGAATTATAACACCTGCATCTATTGGTGCAGAAGCTACATTAATTAAAAGTAATATAGTACAAGGTGACGGTATCTCTTTATCTGGATCATTAATAAATAAATTAATTGGGTCGGGATCTGCAACATTTTCTGTTGATAATACTGTTATTAGGACATTTGGAAATCAAACAATTAATGGTGTAAAAACATTTACAGAAAATGTAATAGCAAAAAACCTAATTTTCTCATTAGCAGATAATGTTGAAGGGGGATCAACTGGTACAGGTGGAAATGTTACAGGTATTTCATTTACAGGAAAAACATTAACATTAACACAAACTAATTTAGCTAACTTAACTGCAACTTTTAGTCTTATAGAAAGTGATATTCCAACATTACAAATTAGTAAAATTTCAGGCTTACAGACTGCTTTGAATAATGCAACTTATGTACATCCTTCAAAAAATTGGGTGGATAAAACAGCTTTAACAGGTGCTAATGTTATATCTAATATTTCTATAGATTCATTGGGACATCCTACAAATTGGACAACACGAACTTTAACAGCATCCAATATTGGAGCAGAACCAACACTGGTGAAATCAAATATAATACAAGGTGATGGACTTACTTTAACAGGATCATTAGTAAATAAATTAATTGGATCTGGTAATATTACATTTAGTTTAGATGGTACTGTAATTAGAAATTTTGGAAATCAAACTATAGGTGGATTAAAAACATTTACTGAAAATGTTATTGGAAAAAACTTTATATTTTCTTTAAATGAAGATGTTGAAGGTGGTTCTTCTGGTATAGGTGGAAATGTAACAGGATTATCATTTTCTGGAAAAACATTGACATTGAGTCAATCAAATCTAGCTAATTTAACTGCTAGTTTTTCCCTTATAGAAAGTGATATTCCTAGTTTATCTATATCAAAAACAACTGGTTTACAAGATGCTTTAAATGCAAAATCAAATACTAATCATATTCATCAATACAATGATATTCAAAATAAACCAGATTTAAACAATACAGTTAATCTAATTGATATAAATATCAATAGTTTAAATGGAATAGGTACTATTGAATCACAAGTAGCAACATATATAAATGCTAATCAAAATGTAGTAAGGAATTTAACAAGTTCAAAATTATACATTCGATTAATTGGAACTAATCCAACACCAACACCTGCAACTCCTACACCAACACCAACAGCTACACCAGTACCTACTGCAACACCTACTGTAACTGCAACACCAACA